TCAGTTGCATTAGCACAAGAATATAAAGGTAAATGTGATTGGGATGATAGATGGTATGCTTCAAGAAAACTTGATGGAGTTAGATGTTTAGCCGTGGTTGATGAGAATAGAGTTTGTACATTATATTCTAGAATGGGTAAAGAATTAACTACATTAAATAGAGTAAAGGAAGCTATTGAAAATACAGGTATTATTAATCATGTATTTGATGGTGAGATTTGTTTATTGGATGAAAATGGTAATGAAGATTTTCAAGGTGTAATGAAAGAACTTAGACGTAAAGATCACCAAATTGAGAATCCTAGATTTATGATATTTGATATGATACATAAATCAGAATTTGATAATGGTAAAGGTAATACACCATTAACTGAAAGATTACGTACCTTAAGAGCTTGGCAAGGTGGTAGGTTTACATGTGCCAAAACATTACAATATGTAGATCAAGTCCAAATAAATGATAATGACCATTTTGAAACATGGAATAAATTATCAGCTGAAAAAGGTTGGGAAGGATTTATGTTACGTAAAAATGTAGGTTATGAAGGTAAACGTAGTAAAAACCTAGTTAAAGTTAAAAAATTCCATGATGCTGAGTATAAAGTAATTGATTATGATACAGATACAGCTGAGGTTGTTAGAAATGGTAGATCAGAAACTATTGAAATGTTATCTCAAGTATGGATTGAACATAAAGGTCATAAAGTAAAAGTTGGTAGTGGTTGGACTCATGATCAACGTTTACAATACATGGATGGTTCAATTGTAGGTAAGATAATTACAGTACAATATTTTGAGGAAACCCACAATGATAAAGGTGGTATATCATTAAGATTTCCAACAGTTAAAATAGTACATGGAGATAAAAGAGAAGTATAATTATAATAAAATTAAAATGGCAAAAAAAGAATATAAACCTAACCATGATACATTAGTTACTTTTGGAGAAGAAGCTTACACAATGCGTAAAGACGATCCACGTACAAAAGAAGCTATAGAAAAATCAAAAGAATTAAAAGAAGAAAAAATGAAAGAATGGATTAAATCCGGTGAAGTATCTATGTTTGAGGGCCTTGATATGAATAATGCTAGGGGTGAAGATGAAGATTTTCAAGATTATAAAGCACGTCAAAAAATGAATAAAAATCTTGAGAAAATTTATAAAAAATTAGGACCAGAAGAATGTAAAAGACAATTTCCAATGGGATTTAAATATGCAATTATTCAAGATATTGAAAACACTAACAAAAAGAGAGAAGAAGAATCAAAAACTCCAATAAATCTTAAAAAAGGACAGGAATTAACAGCTATTGTAACAGATACGGATGGTAATGTACTAGACATCCCAGTAGAAATTAATAATGATAAAAATTAAATTATGGCAAACGAAAAATCACAACCTATTACTATGGAAGAAATGAATCAATTACATGATGAATGGTGGGCAAGTTTATCAAATGAAGATAAAGAAAAACTATATAATGAGATGGTTGAGTCTGAAATCCAGTATTATAGTGATAAAGCAGATAAATAATTAAACGGGGAATTAGCTCAGCTGGCTAGAGCGCCTGCCTTGCACGCAGGAGGTCATCGGTTCGACTCCGATATTCTCCACAATTATAACTAAATATATAAGAAATGAAGTTGAAGAATATGTATAATAAGATGATTGATATGACTAATATATTTGGATTATTTATACCAGGTGAAGAACTTGATGGTACCCAAACTGTTACTAACCTAGATGAATTAAAGAAAAAACCTATATTTCATGTAGGTATGTATAAAAAATTGATCCTAAATCATTTAAATTTTAACACTAAAGTTTTAAATTTTTTTAAACAATCTAACCAAGAATTTGATGTTAATGATATTAAAGAAGCAGGAGAATATGTTGTATATAACAGAGCTTGGAATTATATATCTAACGTAAATATTAAAGATAAGGGTTATATAGACGCAATTAAACATTATTCTGACGAACAATTCCATGCGACTCTTGATATGGGAATTGATTTCTTTCAAAAAGATGAATTATATGAAAGATGTGCGTTTTTACTTAAAATAAAGAAAAAATCATTAAAACTTAAAAAATAATTTGGATCCCCAAGAATCCTTTATTAAATTCGATATACAGGGATTTAAAGAAATGAGAGAATAAGGGATATAGAGATAAAGGGGTACAGAAGGTACCAAACATTAATTAAATAAATATAATATGGCATTACGCAACCCAGAGACAATTGTTCGTCTTACAAACAAAATACAGGGAAGTCTAACTAATCTAAAACTAATGGTAAAATCACAACAACCAGTTGAAGATTTTATAAGTAAAATTGAAAGTACAGAATTAGTATTAAGAGATTTAGAATCAACTTTAGAAAGAGAACACGCACAATTAAGAAACGGATAAAATTAAATAAAAGTTATGAGTATACCAGCAGAACAAATATCATCGAATTGGCAAATATTTCATTCTAATATAGTAAAATATATTAAGGGTGATAGGCAAACACAATTATTATCATTTTATACTCAACACCAGGAAGAATTAGTACTTATGCCTGCTTCACATAAAAAAGCATATCATAATGCATTTCCAGGGGGATATATTGATCACGTTAATCGTGTTGTAGAATGTGCTTTACAACTACATAATGTGTGGGATAAGATGGGAGCAGATACTACTACATATACTGTAGAAGAATTAGTTTTTTCTGCTATTAATCATGATTTAGGTAAAATGGGTGATGGTGTTGAATATGCTCATATACCTTCTAAAGATGAATGGAGAAAGAAAAATATGGGTGAAATGTACCAATTTAATAAAAAGATTGCATATATGTCAGTCCCAGATAGATCAATTTTCTTATTAACTCAAGCAGGTATTAAATTATCTTATAACGAACATTTAGCAATTAAACTACATGATGGGTTATACGACCCAGCTAATGAATCATATTTTAAAAGTTTTATGGTTGAAACAAAACCTAGAACTTCATTAATTTATATTATTCACCATGCTGATATGATGGCAGCAAGAATTGAGTTTGAAAAAGAATGGTTACCAACATTTAAGAATAATGTGGATGAACCAAAAAAGAATTATACATTGAAGTCAAATAAAAAGACAAGTACTAAGTCTAAAGCCTTAAATACCATAAAAAGTGAAGGACTTAAAAATTTATTTGATAAATTATGATAACAGCAATAGTAATACTTTCAATAATAGTCGTGGTTTTAGGATTTACGACTATTAATTTATTACGTAAGAATGAAAAGCAAGAAGATATTCTACTAGGATATCTTAAATATTTAGATAATATATCTAGAGTAATCGAGGTTTCGGATGAAAAAATTAAAAAGATAGACATTAAGGGCTCATTTGAAGGTGACGATGAAATAGGATATTTCTTCAAAACAATTAAACAAATACAAGAAATTCTTAATGATTTTAATATTAAAAAAATCTAAGAATAAATGGACCATATAATTGAAAAGAATAAAAGAGAAAGAAAGGGACGAGTTTATTTTTCAAAAGAAACAGAAGCAGCAATAGTAAAATATAATAGTTTAGATCCTGTTAAAGATGCTGATGAAAGGAGTGATATATATCAAGATTATATTCATTATCCTTTTTATAAACTTACTCAAAATATAATCCATACATTTAAGTTTTATTATACTGAAGTTGAAAATCTAGAACACTTACAACATGAGTTAATGGTATTTTTATTATCAAAAATTCATTTATTTAATCCTGAAAATGGAGCAAAAGCATATTCTTATTTTGGTACTATAGTTAAAAGATGGTTAATAGTATATAATACTAAAAATTATGGTAAAAAGATTAAAAACATACAAATAACAGATTTAGCTAATTATTCTAATTTAGATTCATCAGAACCAGGATTTATTTCATCACAAAAAATGGATGAAAGTGTAGGTAAGGTAATACAAGGTGAATTTGAAGGTGATGAGTTATCTAATAAAGGTTATAAATACGAAGATAAATTATCTATTTTTATAGATAGATATGTTGAAGAATGTACAGAAAGAATATATGAAATATTTCCTAAAGGTAATGATGCTAAAATAGCAGATGCTATACTTGAATTATTTAGAAAAAGAGATGCAATTGATGTTTTTAATAAAAAAGCACTCTATATCTATATTAGAGAAATGATTGATGTTAAAACTCCAAAAATTACTAAAATTGCTAATGTTTTGTATGGTATTTTTAAGAAAAAATATTTATTTTATTTAGATCAAGGATATTATCCTACCTCAAAGATTTAATTTTTTTATATTTATAACCAAAAATTATGAGCCAATTAGATTCAATTGTATTTGGGGAT